GCGTGACGAAACTCTGTCCGCTGCGCCAGCCTCTCCTTCGTTGCTATCTCAGGTGACAGCCAACATCGCCAACGCTATTGGTGTCACTCCGGCGCAGTTGACCGCGACCGTTGGAACGGCGCTACAGGCGGCGCAGACAGCGGCAACAGTTGTCGGGGCAGTAGCGCCAGGCAGCGCCGCCGCACTGGCTCTAGGCACCGCTGTAGGCGGCGCCATGACGGCAATCAACGGCGCAGTTCTGGTTGCTGACAGTCAGATTGCCGGCATTGCCACTTCCGCTACGTCTGGCGGGGCCTCGGTTCTGCCAAACGGCAACGCGGCCTCTGGCGCAACGAACCTGACTGCGGCGTCAAACGCAACACTCAATGATGCGTCCATGGCTCAGGCTGGCGGACAAATCGGCGTCGCGCAAGCTAACCTGCAAATCAACTCGCCAGCGCAAGCTACGTTCGTCAACTCCAACGCCAACCTGAACACAAACAACGCGACATACGACAGTGCGCGTGCAAACCCATCTAACGGATTAGCGCCATGACAAATGAAACTGACAAGCCATACGAAGATCCTCTGAATGGGGAAATACATATCTGCGGAGAAGCGGGATCATTAATCGCAACAGGATGGATTAATGTAACCGTCACAGAGGAAGATTTATGCCATGACATCAATTCAGGTTAATGGCGGAAACTTGTTTCAAATCGCGGCGCAATACCTCGGCGACGCAACGCAATGGATACGCATTGCGCAACTCAATGGGCTGTCTGATCCTATGATTAACGCCGGCCCTACTCCCGTCATCCTGCTAATTCCTCCTGTTGACCCGAACGCTGGCGGCGGGCTGGCTGCGCAATGAGCCAAACATTCTCAAACGCCAACGGAACGTCAGTCAATCAAGGCATCGGCAATTCAACATCATCGCTCAACAATCCACTTGCGCCAGGCTACGCCAACCGGCCACGTTTGCGCGTTCTATCAAACAATGCGCCAATCCCTGGTGCGCTTGCGGCGCGTATCGAAAGCAACAATCATTTCCAGGCGGACAGGTTCACTCTGTCATTCGTTCCGGCTCTGAATGGTGCAACCGGAACTCTAAATTGGTGGAGCGGACAGAAGCTAATCCCAGTTGACATTCAACTCGGACTGCTTCCGCTTGGCGCACAACCAAACCAGCCTCCAACATGGACTAGCTTGCTTACTGGCGTTGCTGACAAGATGACGATTGAGCCAGGGCGTAACATGGTTCAAATCGAAGGTAGAGATCTAACCGCAAACTTCATTGACAACCTGAATACAGGAGAATTTGTCAATCAATCGTCAAGTGCTATCGTGCAATCTCTGGCACAAGAATACGGAATGACGGCTCAAGTCACCAATACCAACGATACGGTTGGGCGGTATTGGGCAGACGGTAGAACGATTTCCAAATCTCATAAAGATGGCAAGACAACTACAGAATGGGACTTGATTGTCAGTCTGGCGAAGAAAGAAGGATATGACGCTTTCGTGCAAGGCAACGTTCTCTACTTCCAACCGCCAACGCCAGCTACAGCAACGCCCTATACGTGGCTGTATAAGTTTGATGCGCAAGGGAGGCAATCCGGCAATGTTAGCTCCTTAAAAATGGACAGAACGCTTACCATCTCGAAGGGAATGCACGTTACCGTCAAGAGTTGGAGCGTGAAGCAAGCGCGAGCATTCACTAAAACGTCGTCAACGTCCGCGTCTATCACCGGGCCGTTTGGTAATACTGCTGCGCAAGAATATTTAATCCAGCATCCTAACCTCACCGAGGATGAAGCGCAAACTTACGCGGACACGACCGCTGCGGAACTTGCGTCGCATGAGTTGCTGATTAGCGCCACCATGCCGGGAGATACGCTCCTTACGCCTCGCACACTTGTTAATTTGACTGGAACCGGAACCGTGTTTGACCAGTTGTATTATACAACATCAATAACGCGGGAAATTGATATCCGTTCCGGCTTTGTGATGCACGCAAGCTGCAAAGCCAAGGCGGCTGAAGATGCTATCGAGGCATTTAATAATGCGCAATCTGCTGGCGCTGCCGCAGCCGTAGACGGAGGCGTTGACGCCGGCCCAGAGGATTAAAATGGACAGATTGCTTAACGCTCAAAAGAGACTTGCCGCAAGGCAGGCGGGCGCCAATGGGCAACCAAGAATTGGCACCGTTACCAGCTATAATCCGAATGACGGAACGGCCAAAGTCCTGATACAGCCGGAGGGAACTCAGACTGGTTGGCTACCGGTTCTATCGCAGTCTGTTGGAGCCGGTTGGGGAATTCATGTCCCGCTTAAGACAGGTGAGCAAGTCCTGGTTCTGCCGCACGAAGGCGATGCCGAAAACGGTATCATCGTCGGGCGAGCTTTCTCAAATGCCATGCAGCCGCCAGGTTCGGCCGGTTCTGATATCGTTTTGAAATCAAGTGGTGGAGCGATTATCAATCTGCTTACGAATGGCAACATTATGGTTTCTGACGCTTCTGGCAGCACAATAACTTTCTCCAATAACGGAAGCGTCACATTGGCGTGCAATAACTTCACGTTCAACGGACAAAACTTCACGGTGAACGCATCGACTAATGTAACAATCGAAACGCCAGTTACCGATATAAGCACAGAAGTCCTTATCGGGACAGGGCCGCTTAAAGTCAATAACATTATGGTGACTGTGCCGTGATTGATAAATTTCATAGATGGCTTTACGGCAAGATGTTTGCCGTATCAGTTACCCTTAGATGGAGCGGTGACGGCTCTGACAAAGTAAGAGCTTTCGCCATTGTTGAGGCGCACAGCAGAGCGCAAGCCGCAGCGAAGGGTATTGTGATTGCGCAGCGCGGCGTTGAAAGCGGATGGGAAACCATCCAGGTTAAGGTGACGCCATGATTGATCTGTATCACTACATCGGGAATGACTTGTCAGTTGGCGCAACCGGCGATCTGGCATTTTGCGCTGGAACGCAATACGGACAGCAACGGGTGGTCCGCAGGCTTATTACAAACCCTTTGGCGTATATCTGGCATATTGACTACGGCGGAGGGCTTGGCGCGTTGATTGGTTCGCCGACTTCTGCGGGCGTTGTGCAGGGTATCATACGCGGCCAAATCTCGAAAGAGGCTGCGGTATCCCAGACGCCAACGCCAACCGTGACAGTATACGGTAATTCAAGCGGGCTTGTGAACGCAACCATTCAATACGCGGACGCAGATACGAGCGAAAATCAGGTGCTTACGGTGCCACAATCAGGATAAATCGATGGCCATTTTATCGCTCCAAAATTTCAATACGATGGTGCAGAATTTCGCCACATCGGTTCAAGGCGCGTGCCAATATTTAATCGACTTCAACCCAGGTTCAATCTTGCTTTCCGTCGCGGAAGCGAGTTCGGCCGCTGGTTTGTGGATACAATATCTCATCCTGCAAGTCATGCTCGTTACGAGGCTTGCGACCAGCACGGGAAGCGATATCGACACCTGGGTAGGAGACTTCCAGCTAACTAGATTGCCGGCGGTATATGCCACTGGAACCGTCACGTTTTCTCGGTTTACCGCAACTTCGCAAGCGCTCATTCTTCCTGGCGCTCAGGTTAAGTCAGGCGACGGAACTCAGCCGTTTATCGTCATCGCAGACGCTACGCAAGCCGCGTGGAACGCAACGCTAGGCGGATACGTCATTGCGGCCAACACGACATCGGCAAACGCTACCGTTCAAGCGCAAAATCCCGGAACGCAAGGCAACGTCCAAGCCGCCGCAATCTCGCTAATCGCATCCGCTATTCCGTTCGTTGACAGTGTCACGAATGCAGATGCTTTCACGACCGGCGTAAATGCCGAAACTGATAGCGCGTTGCAGGATCGGTTCGCAAACTACGTGCAAACGCTTTCACGCGCAACCCTGGCGGCAATTGCTTATGCGATATCGATTGTGCAGCAAGGTTTAAGCTGGACGATTGACGAAAACGTGAACGCCAGCCTGGTTTACACGCCAGGCAATTTCGTTGTGACTGTTGACGATGGCACCGGCTCGCCTCCGTCCTCTTTGCTGACGGCGGTAAGCTTGTCGATTTCTCAATATCGTCCAATCGGTTCTACATGGACAGTTCAAGGGCCGTCCGTCACTACCGCAACGATATCGTTTAGCTTCACGACAAACCCAACAACCAACAAAACAAATTCGTTTGGAACGTATAGCAGCATGGTTGCTGCGGTGCAGGCGGCAGTGGTGGCGTATGTCAATGCAATTCCTGATGGCTCGCCTTTGGTTTACACTCGCATTGCTGGTGTTGCGTATTCGGTTGACCCGTCAATCGTTACGGTTGAGGGCGTTGTATTGAACGGCAGCGATATCGATCTTACCCCAACTCCATTCGGCGCTATCAAAGCGTCCACTGGAAGCGTGTCGGTGTCATAAATGGCGACTGGCGATCAGGCGGATGTGGTAAGCAGGCTTAAGGCTTGGTTGCCTCCTACATGGTTCCCGAACACATCAGAAGGACAGCCAACTAACTCTCCCGTATTGGACGGGCTACTAAATGGCGTAGCTTGGGTTTGGGCGCAGTCATATTCGCTATTGCAATTCGCCAAGGCGCAAACGCGCATTGCTACTGCAAGTGGCGTATTCCTGGATATGATTGCATGGGATTTTTTCGGCTCATGGCTTCAGCGTCGAAATGCCGAATTTGACAATCCATTCAGAACGCGTATTCAGCAAGAGTTGTTCCGTCAAAAGGCTACGCGCGCCGGATTGATTACCGCTTTGACTGAGCTTACGGGGACCGTCCCTGGCGTATTTGAGCCGGCTTACCCTCTTGATACCGGAGGCTACGGCCATACCGGTATGACTGTCGGAACCGGGCTTGGCTACGGCGTAGCCGGGGGGTATGGCGATCTTAACTTGCCGTTTCAGTTCTTCCTGAGAGCATACCTCCCTACAGGCGGCGGAATTGCGAACGTTGCCGGTTGGGGCGGCGGATTATACGCGGAACCTCTGACGGATGAGAACGGAAATCAAATTTCTGATTTAACGGTATTGGTTCCATTTTATGGAATGCCAGGCGGCTATGGTGTTGGCGCGATCGAATATGCTGATTTGTCCATGGTAAATACTCAGGTGACAGAACAGGATATATACGATACAATCAACAATGTCAGACCGGCTGCAACAATCGCCTGGACCGCAATAGTTAGCTAATACGGAAGTAGGAACAATGACGCAAATAAACCAATTGCCTACCACGTTGCAGGCGATAAGCCTGGCTGACTTGGGCGTAATATCACAATCCACAAGCGCCGGAGCCGTGGCGGTTCAGGCTCCCTTGAGCGGCATTGCGGCGCCAATGTTTGCCGCGCCTCCGCCTCTTGGCGCAACGCCAAACTCAGGCTCTTTTACAACGTTAACGGCCAGCACTTCATTCCTTATTGGGACGGGGACGCTATCTGGTTCGGCATATCAATTCCAATCAGCGTTGAATTTAGACCCATCAGCCGGCGCGTCAAACTCGCACTATCGCGAGAATATGGCAAACACGACACTAACTTACACAAGTGGCGCTCAACCGGCCAATACGGTAGAAGCGTTCAATTCGTTTGTTACCGTGAATGGTCCGAACAACGCGCAAGGCGAAATCAACGCCATGCACGCATACGTGCAAATCAACTCTGGTGTCGTTGTTACGCAGATTGAATGCATTGAAGCCAGCGCGAGCAATAGCGGTTCCGTAACTACATGGGACGGTGTTCTGTCTATCGTCACCAACGGCCCGTCCGCGACAGCCGCCAGCCTTAATGGTTTAGTGGTAGGTTTGACTAACCAGAATACCGCCGCCGCAAGCATTGGGAACTATACCGGTTTCTATATGGGCGCTATGATCGGCAGTTCTATCCCGACGGATTATTACGCTATCCATAACGCAGATAGCAACGCCAGTATAAACACACTTGGCGGCGTAGTTATCGGCTCCAATACACCGCAGGCTGGCCCGGCGTCATATTATCAGCAGACGGCGGACAACAGCAGCGGCACATATGGGTTTCAGATTAAGAACCTAAGCGGCTCAAACCTGCTGTATATGAATAACGCAGGCAACCTAACGGTTACAGCTACCATAAATACAACCTCTGGGCAAATCACGTCCGGAGCCGCAGTTGTAGCTGCTACGGTTTTGAACTCTGGCACGTATACCGTGGCAACCTTGCCGACTGCAAGCTCTAATAAGGGCGCCAGAGCATTTGTCACGGACGCAACGTCTCCTACATTCTTAGGAGCGCTCACCGGCTCCGGGACGGTTGTATGTCCGGTATTTTCCAACGGAACCGCTTGGGTTGCAGGCTAATTAAGGATTAAAATTCATGAACCGTCAGATTGTTTATCCCGGCTCTATTCCTCTCGATACGGACATCCTGAACACCGAACGTAACATCATGGTTGCGCTTGGCTTCCTGGCAAAGGCCGCGCTTGGTAACGTAACTTGCTTCGACGGCCTGGCTTGCACGCAGCAAACCGTTCCGAATATGTCGGTTACTGTTGCGCCTGGCAGCGCTCTGTTTCTGACTACCGTTGACGCTACTTCGTTTGGTTCGTTGCCGGCTGATACCGCAGACGCGCTGGTTAAGGTTGGCGTCAACCTAACCGCTACCACGCTCAACGTCACGGCGCCGTTAACTTCCGGCCAGTCTGTCAACTACCTTATCGAGGCCGCATTCCAGGAGAGTGACGGGACCTCGGTTGTCCTGCCATACTACAATTCCAGCAACCCGGCAGTCCCGTATAGCGGGCCAGCCAATGCCGGCACTCCGCAGAACACGCAACGGCTGCAAACCGTGTCGCTACAGGCCAAGGCCGGCACGCCTGCCACAACGGGCACACAGACCACGCCAGCGGCAGACAGCGGTTACACTGGCCTGTATGTCGTGACGGTTGCCTACGCCGCTACCAGCGTCGTTAACGCCAACATCTCGACGCTCAGCACGGCGCCATTCATTGACGGCCCATTAACCGGTCGTGGAGTGCAGCCAGGGCGACTTTTGAACGAAAGCATTATCACGGCGACTGGCACCTATACGCCAACGCAAGGGATGAATACCGTCATATTCGACGCTTGCGGTGGCGGCGGAGCGGGTGGCGGCTGTCCTGCTACTAGTAGCGGCCAGTTTGCGGCCGGCCCTCCAGGCACGGCGGCAACCTTCGCGCGTGTCAAAATGACAGCCGCCCAGGTTGGCTCCGGCCTTGCCATCACCATCGGCGCGGGTGGGGTAGCCGTCTCTGGCGCCACCGGAGGTAACGGTGGCTCAACGCTCATCGGTAGCGGCGTGACAATTCCAGGCGGGGTTGGCGGCGTAGCTACTGGGGTTCTTGGTAGTGAGCCGATTACATTTCAGAACGGTGCGTCATCAACTGTGGCGACAGTTTCTACTGGCACCGCTCTACTCAATGAGGTTGGGACGGCGACTGGCGTAAGTCAGATTGTGAGCGCATCGCAAGGCGGCGGCGGAGCGGGGGGTGCCACTTGTTTTGGTCCTGGCGCTCCTGGCGTATCGGTAGCTACCAACGGAGCCGGCGCGGTGAATTACGGCGCTGGCGGCGGCGGCACGGCGAGCATCGCCAGCGGTTCCGCTCTCATCGGCGGTAACGGATATCACGGCGCGGTTTACGTTCGGGAATATTCCTGATAGGCAGATTTTCTGCTTGACGCGCGCCCCAGGATATTGAGAATGCGCCCATGTGAGCGCCAAGAGGATTTCATTTGATGATTGAAAATGATGAGGCTGTCGCCGCCCTTGCGAAGTATGGTAGCTATCGCAAGGCGGCGGCGGCTCTTGGTATTCCTCGAACGACGTTTCAAAGAGCGGTAAGACGCGCCGCAGTCCGCGGTGAAGTCGGCGGTCCTCCTATCCCTGAGATAGCCAAGCCGCCAGATGGGTTTGTTATTCGCCGCAATAGCGGCGCGTATGACGAAAACGGCAAACTTACTCAGCAATGGATTGAAAGCGGACAAGGCAACGCAGATGGATACGAGATACCAGAAGGCCACACCGTAAAGGGCGAAAGCACACTTCTGGACGCTAACGGAAACGTTATCGTCAAATGGATTAAAACTAAGGAAGGCGCCGTTTCTGTTGCCGGCCTCATTACGGCATTGGAGGAAGCGTTCGCGAAATACGACGGATCTTCGGGTGCAATCGAGGCGCCAGAGCACACCGACGCCTCTTTGCTTACGGTCTATCCAATTGCTGACTTGCATTTTGGGATGTATGCATATGGCAAGGAAACCGGCTCGGATTATGATACGGCAATCGCAACTCAGATTGCGAAGTCTACCGTCGCAACGTTGGTTTCTCAGTCTATGCCCAGCGAGCATGCTGTAGTATTGGTTTTGGGTGACTATTTCCATCAGAACGATCAAAAGAACGCCACGCCGGGAAGCGGACATCAGCTTGACGTTGATGGGCGTTGGTCGAAAGTTTATTACGACGGCGCAACTCTGTTGCTGGAAATCATCAAGCTTGTAGCTACTAAGCACAAATACGTTGAGGTAAAAATCCTTCCCGGAAATCATGACGAAGATGCGGCGGTTACGCTTACCGTAGCCATGTCGCTATTCTTTTCCGGGAACGAGCGAATTACCGTCAACAGAAAACCTGGCGTTACGTGGTATCGGAAATTCGGCGCGTGCTTGATGGGCGCGCACCACGGCCACACTCAGAAGCCAGAAGTTATGGCTATGGCCATGGCGGTTGACCGTTCAATTGATTGGGGAACAACCTCGTTCAGAACTATGTATTTCGGCCATATTCACCATAAGACCGCCAAGGAAATTATGGGTATTTTGGTTGAGAGTTTCGCATCCCCTGCGGCTAAGGATAGCTACAATCATAGTCACGGATACCGCGCAATGCGTTCCATGGTTGCTATCACTCATCATGCGGAGTTAGGAGAAGTCGCGAGACACACGGTTGCTATCTTTGACAACAAAAGGATTGACGCATGACGTGTCCAGTTCAAGACGGTTGCGATAATCGCAAGGTGTGCGGTGATGGTGGAGGATGCCGTTATAAACCTTTCATGAACCATTTAACACCGGGGGCTGAGTGGGTTGAGGCGCATCCCGGCGCGTTGAACTGGCTCGATGAAGCAAGAGATCTTAATATCAGCGCCAACGTTCAATGCGTCTTGAAGGACGGATGTTGCGAGGGTGGGCAATGCGCAGCATTACAAGAATGCTATTACGCGACGCGCACCAAGGCGGAAGAGGTTGCAAGTCAGGCGGCGAAAGCAGCCAACCTAGCTACCGATAGCGATGAACGCAAGCAGCAACCGATAGCAACTGGCGTTCTAGATTACTTTCCTCTTGCCTTAGCTGACATAGCGCGCCTTAGCAAGATTGGAAACGATAAGCACAACCCTGGCCAGCCGCTTCATTGGTCGCGCGGTAAGTCTGACGATCATGCCGACTGTATCATGCGTCACATGCTTGACAGGGGAACGATGGATACCGATGGCGTTTTGCATGATACAAAGGTTGCTTGGCGCGCCCTTGCGCAATTGCAACTTGCATTGGAGAAGCAACG